TTCGTCTGCCATTAAATTTTCCTTTATTTACCGAATGCTTTTCCTGCTTCGGATATTCCAAATGCACCTAGTGTGACTACTACAAATGATGTATAGATTGTTTCAGAGACTTTTAAGTCTATATCCCAAACTAGTGCTGTGACTAGGTCTGTTATACCGAAACACATCATTAAAAAGAATGAGATAAATCCGATGATTGCTTTCTCATTCAAATCGTTGTCGTCTAAGAACAAGTCTATAAACTTTCTTTTTGGTGGTTCTAATCCTCGTTTTGCCTTAATGGCATCTTCTTTCATTTCTCGGATTACATCTTCCTGTTCGTCAAGTTTTTCGATAAGTGCCATGTACTTATCTAAATCAATCTCCACCTCATTGCTTGACATGTCTTTAGTTTCTTCTGCCATTTTAATAACTCCATATTGTTAATCACGGCATACATAATAAAGATTATTGTTTACTATTCTGTTGTCTCTGCTTTTCTTGTTCTAAGTAGTTTAAGAGAAGATTAACATAAATCTCCCTTTCCCACGGCATCATATCCTCTAATTCTGTTAATGAATAATTGTGATGTTGCATCATCTGAAAGTTGGTGTTATAATAATTAAACACCGACTCGTGAGAAAGGGCGATTAGAAAAAATTTGCTAATCCCTGTAGTTTTCTCGTCTGTTGAGAATTACAAACTTCACATTTGAACTCAACATCATGTTCCAGTCTTGGAGCACTTTGAAAGAAATCTGTTAACTTTTCAACCTGACCTATTGTTAAGTTCTCAATGAACTCATCAACATCTTCGTCAGATATATCATTTCTTTCATAAACACTTTCTGCATCAAAGATTCTATCTATTGACTTATTCAGAAGTTTAAATATGGATTCATTTTCATCCACACTATCTTCTATTTCAGTAGTGTCTTGTACTCTAAGTAATCTTAGAACTACACCAACATCATCACTAATCATCACAGTATTATCAATCAGTTCACCTTTAACTTCAACATTATCAAAATTGATTGAAACATCTCCTGTTCCTGAGCAGTCATCTTCTTGACATTTCATTTTAACAGTGGTAGTTTCTCCAACTGATACAGCACGAATCTTAATAAACAACCATTCTAAGTCGATTGTTGCAAGTTCATTTGCATTAATCTCCCCAAAGGTCACATTATTAATCATCGTCTTTACTGCTTCGAGTGATTCTTTTTTATCCTCACTCTCTTTAGCTAAAAGTAAAACCTTTTGTTCTTTAACAAGAAAAGGTCGAAACTTTACTTCACGACCATCACTTGGTAGCACCGTTTTATATGTCGGTGCTGATTGGATTGGTAATCCCATAATTTACTCCATAATGTTATTACTAGATGCCACCACCTAGTAAATTGCTAAGTCTTGACCCAGCAGAATCTAATTTGTTAAGTTTCCCTAACATGTCTTTAGATTTACTACTAAACCTACTTGCAACTGTAAGACTCTCTCTTGCTAAATCAAGATATCGTCTTCCTTTATTTAGTACCGAAAGTTGAGGTGCATCCCCATATTCAGTATCAAATGTTTTAAATGCAAATTTGCATGTAAATTTTAACAATGCACTTTCACCCATTGAGAGTGACATTGGTTCGTAAGAGACTGGAAATGCATCATAAAATTTATATTTTAGTGCCATTGATGAGTCTCTTCTAAATTGTTCTATTTCTATTGTTCCATAATAATCTTTTGGATACATTAAGATTGGTTTAATACTATTTCCATCTTCTGCAGTAAAGATAGACGATTGCCATGCTTCGATAATGTATCTATCAAAGAAACTTGAATCACATATAAAGGTAAAATCAACTTCATTTGTGTTGTTAACCTGTGTGACTTTTTTTGTATTTGTTCCTGTTGTATAAAAATCTTTGGTTGCTAAACTTCTTCCTGGAAGACTTGTTGCTTCACATCTAACACCTTCTATGTTGAATCCCAATTGAGGACAAAACATGTTGACTTGGAAATAGTTATTCAATGCACCTGCATCGAAATTTGATTTTAGTTTATTAATATCCATTAAAATTTCTCTCTACTATCTGCATATACTTTGTTTGCATTAACATTAAATTGTTGTGACGGTAACATCACCATCATATCCCAATAATCCATAGGCACTTCTGCTATCCTAGAATCGATATGTGCATAAAGATATCTCTTTACACATGGTTTTGCATATCTAAGACCAGAAACAGTCTTAATTAACTGATATGATAACATAACTCTTCGTTCTTCATCTTGTTCATTATCAGTTGCTATATCATAGAGACTTAAAAGTAATGGTGTTCTATACCTTGGTGCAATGTAATGTAAATTTATGCCCATAAAACCGTCTGTAAGAAACTCAAACACAATAGTGAGTGGGAATTTATCCCAATAAGGCAGAACATCTTGGTATTTTGCATCATAACGATACATATACATTCTACCCAACTCTGGTTTGCTAACAACAGGAAAATCATCGTCTGTAATTAGTTTATTTACAGGTTGTCTTATCTTTCTAAGTCTTCCTTTAAACCACTCTAAACTTTCCTGACTTCGTTTCTCTGTTTCTAACGGAGTTTCACCTTGTATTTGTTCAAGTAAGTCTAACATACATACTATTTATGTATTATGTAAGGTGGTCTTCAGTTAAAATTCGAAATTTTAGTCTTCTTTCTTTACAAAAGTCTTCTGCTGCCTTAAATTTTGCTTGATTTACGGCATATGTAGCAACTTCGTTAAGATATCTCTTAGTTTGTCGTTTTGGGGGTTTCGGAGGCAGTAATTGTCTCTTCGGTTTGACTTCGATGACCTCTCTTACTGTTTGACCAGAGGAATTTACATATTTTATGTAAAAATCGGGAAAATAACGATGAACTCTCTTGTCTAAAGGTGATTTATAAGGAATTATGACTTCTTCACTTCCCCATTCAATGACATTTTCGTTATTATCGCAGTAAACCATGAATCTGCGTTCCCATAGCGAACGATAGAAGATTTTTGTTGGGTCTCCTTTGTATTTTTTGTAATTCTTTGGTTTGAACTTACCACTGTATGACATAAATAGATGTATATAACTCGTTTAAGGATATTTATATGCCCAATATTAACAAAATTTTAAGTAAAGTCAACCAGGCAAAATCTGCTATATCAAGTGCAAAAGGAATCAAATCCAAACTATCTCAGATTAATTATACTTCAGTAATCAACTCAAATGAGTTAGAAGCACAGGCAGAAGTTGCAAAACAGACTTTAGACAAAAGAAGAACTTCACTTGAAAAGTCTTTGAACGCAAACAATCTATCAAAGAACAAGGCAAAGAAATCTCCAGAAGGTGCACCAATAGAATTGCAATATCCTTTAAACGAAGAACACGATAACTATATCGTATTCAGTAGTAGACAAAGAATCAATCGTCAAAGAAGAAGTGAAGACGGTAAAATGAAACAGGCAACTGGTGTTGGTTTGAGTAAAGATGGAAATAGAGCATCTTTGATGAATACTGCAGATTCACAAGTAGAAATTGCATTACACATTCCTTTAACATTAGAACAAGAAGCTGCCGTTCAGTATAGTAAAAAAGATGTTGGTGCCCTTGCAAGAGGAGTTCAACAAGGTGGTGCTGGTGGATTTATTTCAGGTATGGTTCAAGGTCTATCACAAGCAGCTCAAAAAATGTTAAACAGTATGACTGGTAATGCAATGTTTATCATGCAAGGTAAAGCAGTCAACCCTATGCAAGAAATGGCATTAGAAGGTGTCGACTTTAGAGAACTATCGTTTTCATATACAATGTCTCCATCATCAAAAGAAGAAGCAGATATGATAAACGAAATAATATACTATTTTAAGACTGCAATGTTGCCTGATACATATCCGGCATTAGGTGCTGGTTCATCAGATGCAGAAGGATTCTTTAACTATCCAAATACATGGGAAGCAATCTTAGAAGGACCGATTGCAGAGAAAGTTGACGGATATCTTCCTATGGTTTTAAAGGGGTGTAAAGTCACATATGAGGGAGATTCAACATCAATGACTTACTATGAAGACGGTCAACCAACAAGTATTAAAATGGATTTACAATTCACTGAACTTAAAATACTTACACAAGAAGCTTACCAAGAAATTACTGCTCACCCAAATGGTAAGGCATCAGGACTTAAATCTATGCCTAGTATTATTGACCAAAATGCAACAGGTGATACAACGAATATTGAAGCAGGTGCAGCGGCAGAAAACGCAGTCAAAGAAAATGCATCTGGTAAGAAAAATCCATAAGGTAAAATATGTCAAATCAATTATTTAAAAACTTTCCAGAAATACAATATACTTTATCAACAGGTAAAATTGTTACCATTAAAGACTTCTTTAGAAAGTCTACAATTGAACAAGACTCTGTTAACAGTGTTATCTCATATACATTCTATGAAATACAAGATGGTGAAAGACCAGATGTAGTTGCAGATAGATTATATGGTGATAGTGATTTGCATTGGACATTCTTCTTAGTCAATGATATGGATAACTACTATCAGTGGTACAAAGACCAGACGACATTTGAAAATCAACTCAAAGAGATGTATCCTGAATATTGGTTAATTTCAAATCGTTCAACAGACATAGTATCAAAGGATGATAAATGGTTGTTGGGAGAAATCATTGAAACATCTCAACAATCAGGTAATGTCATCTCAGTTCAACCTACATTTAACAGGATAGGAGTTGCAGGTGGAACTTGGAATGTAAATGATGTAGTCACAGGCAAAGTGAGTGGTAAATCATTTACTGTAAGTTCTGTAGTTTCAGGTCCAGATGGTATTGACCATTATGTTAACTCAGAAGGACTCAGACGAAATACAATTGACACAGGTTTTACACCTGTCACATATTACACACATGATTACGAAGTAAACGAAACAAATAGAAAAATAAAAGTTATTAGACCTGAATACATAAGAAGAGTTGTATCAGAATTTGAAAAAGTAATGGCATCATGAGCGCATTAAAACAAGGAGAGTTTTTAGTAGAATCTCTCGCATTAATAAATCAATTCGGTGAAACACTGGACATTTCAGGTGTTGTTGGTGAATTTGAGATGTCAGAAAGTATATATCGGAAGTTTGTATCAGGTGTCGTTGGTATTGTTGACGGTCTTAATCTACTGAAGAACTATCGTTTTACTGGACAGGAGTTTATTCGTATCTCAGTAAAACAAAAAGAAGGAATGGGAGATACTGCAGATGCATTGTATAGTATCGATAAAACATTTAGAGTATTCAAAGCAGATAACATTTCAAGACCATCAGAAAAGATTCAATCATACATGTTAAGTCTATGTGAACCAAGACTCTTCAATCTCAATAGAACTAGATTAAGTAGAACATTGAGGGGTTCTTATGATGACATGTTAGAGAATGTTTTAGTAAATGAAGCAAAGATTCCTATGGAAGAATTTGACCATTGGGAAGAAACTAAACCTGATAATCATCAATTCATTGTTCCTAACTGGACTGTTAATAAGATTTTAGACTACTGTACAAAAGAGGCAAACATTGGTGGTGATACAAACTATAGAAATGGTATGTTCTTCTTTCAAACACTAAATGGTGGGTTTAGATTTAAATCAATTGACCAAATGTTTGAACAAGAATTTCCTGTTTCATTCAGTATGAAACCTAGAAATTCATCTCCAACAGAAGATATGGACTTGAATGCACCTGGTGGTTTAAATAGTCAGATATTTTCCTACAGAAAACCACAAATGTTTGATACATTGAAAGGAACTTTACGAGGTGCTTATGCATCTCATATGAAAGTTTATGACCCTTTGCGTAAATTAGAATCAGAAGAAGTTTATGATATAGAAGAGACATGGAAACGAGGTAAACATCTATCTGGTTTTCCTATGATTCATAATGGTGAATATGAGTATACATTTACTGCTGAAAACTCAGTAGGTGAAGGAGAACCACCACAATATTCAGAACTAGATGTTGACTTACCTCCAAACCAGCATTTTAACGCGTTTTTCATTGAGGCATCTGATATGAGACATTCATATGATGACAATGGAGATTTGAACGCAGATGAACTTTTTAGAGGAAAAGAAAATAGAGATAATGCAACACTAGAAAGAATTGCACTTAAAGAAATTTTATCTCAACATAGAATTATTGTGACGGTTCCTTTCAGAACAGATATGAATGTTGGTCAGATTGTACAACTATCTTTGCCATCTGCAGAACCAACTTCAGAACAAGACACATCAGATAAATTAAACGATGATAGATATCTTATAACTGATTTGAAGTTAGTTGGTGACCCAACACAATTGTCAGGTAAAATGACAATGGAATGTGTTAAAGAATCTTACATGCAGAAAATAGAAACTGCAACACCATTAGACAACACTGCAACACCGAGAGAAGTATGATAACATTTTATGGAATAGTTGAAGACAGAAACGACCCTTTGATGGTCGGAAGAGTTCGTGTAAGAATACATGGTATTCATTCTGAAAACAAACAATACATCGCAACTCCTGATTTACCGTGGGCACAAGTTTTATTACCCACAACTTCTGCAGGATTATCTGGAATAGGAACTCAACATGGACTTGTAGAAGGTTCTACAGTCTATGGATTCTTTAGAGATGGTGAAACCAGACAAGACCCTGTAATTACACATGTGTCTGCTGGTATTCCTCAGAATGGTTATAAAGAAACAACAAAAGATGAATTACTTACTAGAAATATAGAAAAGGGATTCAATGACCCAAGAAGATTAAAAGTTGATGACTATAAAGATACTCCTGATGGACCGAATCCAGAACAGGCACCTAATCGTTCTCATGGTTTAACAAGTTCAATAGAAACTGCACCAAAAACACCAAAAGAATTAAAGATTAATTACGATAACACAGGTTCTACTATCGAAGAGTTAGAGGTGACTGCAGATATGTTGCCTTACTATCCTTTATATACGGAAGAATCAGATTTATCTTCTATTGCAAGGGGTGGAATTTTAGACCATGCAATAAATGGTGGTATGGTTCACCCAGTGACTCAAAAGATTTTAGGAGATTTTGTGGATGTCCAAGCAAAACCTGTATATCCTTACAATAAGGTTTTGCAAACCGAGGCAGGACATGTTTTAGAAATTGATGACACACCAAAAGCAGAAAGACTAAATGTTCATCACAGGTCAGGAACATTCCACGAGATTCATGCAGA